ATAAGAGTAGATGAAAAGCAGTTCCCTGAATTGGGTAATTGGAGACATTCTTTTTATCCATTATTCCGCTGCAAACAAACCCCGTTTTTAAAGGCACATACCCATATCTTTGATACAATTCCCATTGCTGATCTTTCCACGCTGCGTAGACTGTGAATCTTTTATTCCAAAATTCATATTCTAAAGTTTTTAAATGGTGTGTAAAATCAGAATATGATTTAATTCCTTTACTAATTAAATGTTCCCCAATAGTATAGTCATCATTCAATTTAAATCCATCTGATTTCTTCCATTTTCTTTGTGGCAGTCCTACCCAATCACGGCAAATGCTTTCAGCATTGTTTTTATAGTAGTCCCCATAAAATTGAGGAAATACAAAACCGTTCTTGGCGCAGCTTCTTAAAACTGAATTAGACTTGATATTTTTATCAAGTTCTGGAAAATCAAATATTTGAATTGCCATATCTTTGTGCATGTCAGATTTCGGGTTTTTTATGTATTCTAACATTACCGGGTCTTTATGATAGCATACAGAAACCCCAACTTCAATACCTCCAAAGTCCATATCTAATATTTGATGATATTTCCTAGCATGAATAGCCCCCCGGATGCATTTCATTTGATATTCATCCCGAACAGGAAAGTTTTGAAAATTCACATTGGAACTGCTGCCTCGGTAAGTTACAGGGATATGAAGATTGAAAAAAGAATGCAGTTGTCCATTTACTTGTTCTCTTAGCAAACCCTTTAAAAAAGTATTTTGTAAAGTTTTGTATTTTGACCGCAGTAAGAATAAATCCAGTTCCGGTATCTCTAATGCTTTTAGAGCCTCTTTGTCGGTACTTCCTGCATTTCCTTTTGTAAACTTCACAGGCGTTATTTTTTTAACGTTATACAGAAAGTTAGACAATTCAACAGGGCTGTCTAATTTAGGCGTTTTACCAATGCTTTTAAACCATTCTTTATAAAGTGGAGTTTCAAATATTTTACCCTCCGTTCTCTTAATTCTTTTATCTAGTTTCGCCTGTTGATCCATAATATACTTTGTATCAATTCTCAACCCTTGTCGCTCTGCTTTTGCTAAGGCTAATATCCCGGAATGGAATAAATTATAAGCCTCAATAACATTACTGCCAAACTTTCCCCTTTTGGGTTGCTTTCCCATTATAAGGGGTTGTTGCAGCATAGCCAAACGATATTCAAAAATACTATCCATTGCACAATACTTAAGGAGTAATTTTTCACCATCTGGTTTCTTTAGTAATTCATCAATTCTATTAATGGCATTAGCATTTTTAGCATCGACTGCTAGTAAATAAGGACTTATTTCACTATCATAATCAATAATTCCAAATTGTACATACGTTTGAAATTTTAAGCCCGTCACCCCCGGTCTATTGTCAAGAATATGTGAGGCTAACATCGTGTCCCAAATCCAGTTATTGACCGGAATGTGTAATCTTACATTTGTCCAGTTATCTTCAAATTTCATATTTTGGGCTATTTTACCGACTGTTTTACGCTGTAATAAATCGGTAAAGGGTTTTCGCCCTTTCCGACTTTTGGGAAGCATAAAAGAATACACTTTATTTTTATTAACAGCGATACTAACACAAACTATTCTGTGCCCTTCTGCATGAGGTTTCAATCCGGTTGTTTCATAATCAAAAGCAATATCACAATTATCAATAGAATCCAATATAGATAAATCATTTTCAAGGTATTTGATCCGGGGTTCTTTATATTTCAACAAAGGTTTTGTTGACAATTTTAATACTTTTTCCAAGTCCTTTTTCCATATAACCTCTTCAACATCTGATTTAGCTTGCTGTACAAAACTAGGGGCAAAAGTCGGAAGAACCCAGCAATTTAATTCTTGGTCAGGAATAGTCCAACCTTGCCATTTTGTAATTTTCCCAAAATCCTTTTTCCACCGATGTCCAATTACGCCATACAAGGGGAGTTCTCCAAATAACACAATCACTTTTGGTTTATATTCTGCAATTAATTTTAAAACCGATTTTCGACAGCAATCAACATTATTTGGGGTTGGTAGCTCTTCAGAGTAACAAGATATTGAATACACATTTAAACAATCCACATATAAATCTATACCAACCTGAGCATAAATCTTTTCAAGATATTTATATTCTTTACTTTGAAAGGGTTGTCCCTTCTTATCTTCTAAGATTGAAGGGATAGTTCCAATATTGAGAATACCTCGTTTAAAACCTCCCGCAGCCCTCATTTTAGGGGTGTTACAGTTCTTATGCAACCCACAGGAAACACAAGTATAACTTTTCCCATCCGGGCGGGAGGTGCTTTCTGTTTCTTTTTTTGTGAAGAATCCTGACATGGCTATACGGATATACCTCTTTGTGTTTCTAAAATAGCGTGTAACTGTTCAAAAGCATCACACCCCTCATCGTTTAATAAATCTTCTAATATATCAATAATATGAAGAAGTTGTTTGTGGGAGTTGATTTCAAGCTCTATCTTAAATGGTTGGAATACTTTTTCAGGTTCAATTAGTTTAGCTTTCAAGACATTTTTCATAACATTATCTGTTTTAAGTTTATTTAAATTTTTATAGTTTAAGTTCATTTGATTTTCACAAGCATCAAACACTTTACAGGTGTCACATTCACGCTTCGTATCCGTGTCAGCTCCGTATTTCCAGCCCCAAGGGCATTTTATTTTATCAGATAATTCCTTACTTTGTTTTTTACAGGATAGTTAGGTGCAATATTTTATTATTTTTGCCCCCGCTCCTTGCTTTTTACAAAAGCATAAAAATTACAAAGTGCAACTTCATATCGTTTTTTAGCTGAACTATTTGCGTAGCTCATTTCTTTTAATCCGAAGAACTCGGCTATATCTTTATTTGTCAAGCCAAGTTCTTTTTTTAATTCGTTTATATTCATATTAAGAAACCTTAGGTAATCCAAAATAAAATGCTATTGAAGTATGATGAAAAGCTGCATTTTTGATTAATAACTCAGCATTTTCATATACATAATTAATTTTGTCAACTAGAATAAATTCTTTTCTTGTTTGAAAATCAATATTCCTTACTGTCATAATTAAAATTGAAAAAACATCTCTTGCGACTTCACCAAAATCAAATCTTAAATCTGATTGGATTGAATTTTTGATTTCTTTTTTTGTAATCTTTATTTTGATGTTGTTAATTGTTACTGTTTTCATGATTTTTAGTTTTTAATTAATGTCTTATTGACTCTGTAAAGATAAGTATATATTTAGTATAATGCAAGTATTTAAGCATTTATTTTAAGTATATACTTAGTTTATAATTAATCTAAATAAAACCCTCCCCTAAAAAAATAAAAAACAAAGCACCTAACAATAAATAAACCACATTAAAACGATGGTTTATTAAGGTCGATACAAATCGCAACCTATACAAAACACAGTTTGGTCAAAATTCTTACCATACACAAATCCACTAGGACATTTTATTTTATCAGCTCCCATAATAATTTCAAGTTTTAAATTAATCTCTCAATAAAGTCATATATTTCCAGTTTTCACCTTCAAACAATAATTTACTTGTCCCCAATATACCGACCGTTGTTTGACTCAAAATATCCTTAAGAAGATAAGGTGTTATTTGAAATGTTATTTTCTCCCCGGAATAATTAACACGTGCTTTTTCTTCAAAATGTCCCGAAGCACTTTCACTTTTGACAATTAATTTTTTGTTATCTATCAGAATTGAAATTGATTCATCCAGTAAATGATCTCGTTTTGAAAATACTTCCGCCCGGTCAATAATACTAAGTAATTCTTTTGGGAAGGTTATATCAGAGCCTTCCACTTCTAAATGTTGTTTAACATCAGGATAAGGGTCTTCAAAAACCCGACAACTAATCACAGCCCCTTCTTTTGTTTTAAAATGAATCCAAGCCTTTCCGTCTGCTATTTGAGTAGGTTTTAATCGTGTGACAGCCCCACATGAATTTGCTGGTAATAGAAATGGCTTTACTTGTATTTTATTTGACAATTGATACTCCACAATGCGGTGATTGTCCGAACTCGTTACAGTC